TAGAACCAGCACCTCCAGAAATGGAACTACAGATTGAGATGCAATGTAGAGAGATTATGCAAGCTAATGATATTGATAATATAAAAAGATATTGCACACATATGGTTAGAAAGAAATTTGATCAAGATATTTTTATGGCATCTTTATTAAATAGGCTTATAGAATTAGAGGCTGAAAGAGTTGTTCAGCAAATGAGAAAAGAAAAAAGAAAACCAACTAATCCTATTAAGAAGTTCTTTCGTATTCGTTAATTTCTTCATCAGTAAAATCTCTGATAAATAATTTATCTATCTTGTCAATTTCATAATTATATTTAAGTATTGCAGTTCTTATATGCTCTGTAACCCAACGACCTTCATCATAAACTACCTGTGCTTTGCCATTTTCTTTTATAAAAACATAATGATCTTGTCCTTTCATTTGTATTTCTATAAAATTTTTTTCAAGATTTTTACGTCTTATCTGTTTAAGTTTGCGTAATTTTTCAACTGATTTTCTAACTGGTTTCATTTGAAATAAAGATCATGAACACGTTGCAGTGGGATTGCAGCTACAGCTGGAACAATACTATTGCCTAGGGCTTTAGTTCTGTCCACCCGATTGGATAACCCATAACTTCCTCTAGGAAGTATGGGCTTACTGACATATGATCGCCAGTTTGGGTCAAGACGTCTGGTATGTTTCGCTGACCATATTCCTGATTCCATTTTACTGAGGATCTTCCTTTGTAATCCCTCGCTGTTGGAGTTGGTAACAGTTGCGATACACCACCACCTTGAACGTCTGTGGGCTGCTCCCAGTGAACTTGCAGATATAATTGACCATTCTGCATCGTACCCTGCTTCGGAAAGCTCTCCGAGAACGATGTCCAATCCGTTATTAAGGATCGCTGCCACGTTTTCCATGACAACGAATTTTGGTCGTACCAGGCGTATGACTCTGATGAGTTCGTAAAATAAACCTGATCTGGATTGGTCTGTAATTCCTTCTCTTCTTCCTGCAACACTGATGTCCTGACAGGGGAAACCTCCTGTAATGACATCATATTGTCCAGGGTAAGCTGTGAAGGTTTTGATATCGTCATGGCAGGGAACTTTAGGAAAATGTTTTTTTAAAACTTTTTGACAGAAGGGATCAATTTCTACAAATTGAGTGGTTTCAAATCCTCCGACAAGTTCATGTGCAGCATAAGAGAAACCACCGATACCTGCAAAAGTATCAAGAACTTTTAAAGTTTCTATCAAAATGCCATTTGATTTAAATCAGGGGCATCTTCGACCTTTTGTGGATTAATGTTGCCAAATACTCCGTATGGTCCTTCCATCGCTTTACTGTAGATTTGTATACATTGAGTTTTAACTTTTTCTTTTTTGTTGAAATCATATACTTCTCCTTGTTTTGCTTTTGTATTAACAAGGTTCTTTAAATGATCTATTAAATGTGTAACAGAATCAACAGGTATTGTGAGACTCAACACTTCTTTTTCTGGATCGAATTTATCTGATCCTATAGACCATTTAATAGGAAGAGGTAGAGCTGGATTGAATTGAGAATTAGTCATTGAAATAATTTTGAAGAACAGTTTTGATTAATTGATTGGGAGGAACATCATTGTCTTTGCAATATGTCCTTATTTTTTCTGCAAGTTGATCATCGGTACGAACAGTAAAAATGTTTCTGTTGTAATCTTTATGGCGATCTAGCTTGCGTTCTTGAAGTTGATCTAGAACTTGTTTCCCTGCAAATTCCGCTTCTTCCTGAGTCATAAGGTTGAATCAATTTCATTTATTAGAAGTGTAAGGAACTGACCTTGTTCCGCAGTTCTTATGTCAGCAGGGCCAATTTTTTCAGATGTAATTCCAAACTGAGATTTGTACTTGTTAAGAACTTCATCTTTTTTCTTGGGATACTTTTCAGATAAGCCCATAATCTTTGATACGACAGCTTCTAAAGCAGGTTGTGCTATAGGCTTACCATAATCTTTATCTTCGATGGATTCAACGGGATCAGGCTCTTGTTTAGGTTTTGTAGGAGTTCTTGAAATACCTTTCTTAGGTTCGGGTGTAACCTGTTTCGCCTCATCAATTTCAATCTGTGCCCAAAGTTCATAAGCTAAACCGAAAGTAAAACAAGCACAGGCACAAAGACATCTACGATGTGAATTTTGAAAGTTAACAGAAGAAATCTTTGATAAAGGTCTATTTGCGTTATCTGTAATTGCAAAAGGGAAAAGTGTAGTTTTGACACTTGTATCAATGTGTTCAAAATATCCCATAAGAAATCCAGATCCATCGGGAGCTTGGAAAATATATGATGATATACCTTCTTCAGAAGTGGATTTATCTAAACAGAATTGCCAGCCTGGAGCGTGTTCTCTTAGTATCTGTGCAGTTTTAGCCCAAGCGACATAATCAAATTTCATCTTTTTATAGATGTCAGTAGTTTTGATTACCCCAGCTAAGTTAGGCAAGGTGGTAGTGGTCATGTTTAATTAAGTATTAGTATACTAATAGTATACTAATCACAAATAGAGGATATTGCAATATATGCTCCTGGTAATTCATCTTTTTTTACATATCTTTTCTTTGTATTAAGTTCAACAACGAGAGAATCATCTTCCAATACACTTCCTCCAGCACTAACAGACAATCCATCCAAAGTAGATCTTGCAAGCTTATCAATATCTCCATTACCTCTGCTAACACAATGTTTAGGAGATGAAGCTTTTAATACTTCTGCATTCTTTCCTGATCCAAAATGTGATTTAGGTCTGGGAAAAACAAACTCTATATCTGCCTTTACAGGTAAGTTCAATGCTCCTGATGAATAACAATTTAATGCAGCTTCCTTTACATCAGTTCTCCAAGGTTTTACCTTCTTAGATGCTTCAATCATCGCACCATATCTTGTTAACGTTTTAGATCCTTGAGGGGCAGGAATTCCTATAACCCTTATTGTTATTTCATTCATCCTTCAAGTTCTCTTATACGTCTTTGAATATCATCAAATGCTACGACATAATCTTTATCTGATATTTCTCTTTGAAACCACTGCCATTCAAGTGTTGCAATCTCATTTTGTAATTTTGCAATCAAATACTTTTTTCTTCGATCAAGTTCTCTGTAAAGACATTTCATGATAGTACACCCCACTTTCTTCTAAGTTTTGCCTTTAACTGTTTGCTTTTCTGTCTTTTTAAACTTAAATAAGTGTCATTAAGTTCTTCAATCAGATGTTCAAAATCTCCTTGAGATGACAACTCCAATGATCTTTCAAAGTTAACAATAGATGCTTTAATTAGCTCCAAGTCTCTACCTGAGACATCAAGTATATATCTCATCTTTTAGTCCACTCCGAGATAAGTTTTCTTAGCTCCTCGATACGTTTACGAGCAGCTTCTATTCTTTCTTTTTTTTTCATTAAAACACCTGTTGTTTAGCTTCAAACTTTTCCCATGCTTCCTGCCATGCATCTAAGCATCTTTGTACAGGCTGATCTTCATTTAACATACATTTCCCCTTATATGCCCAGATCGTATTACAGATATCTGGCTCTATGTCACAATTTAGTTTCAACATTTCGATGTAGCAACCTAATTGTTTATCTGTTCTATAAGGTTCTCTCCAACCTGTTCTTTTCTTAAAGTCATACTTTGTATCTCCTTTAGTCTTAAGGTCAATCAATCTAATCTTCTTAGCCTTAGTGTCATACCCGATAAGATCCAACTGACCTCCTACATCCTTACCAGGATTGCTCATCATATATTCGACACCCATAGGTTCAAAGTGTGTGAACAGTTCCAGCTCAAATAACGGGATAGCCCATTCTTCATATTCACCCATATCAATATCATCAGCACCTAACATCTTCTGTTCTAAGCAGCTATGAACAGTTTCTCCTCTTGGTTGCCAGATATGTCTTGTATGTTCAATGCTCTCCTTTGCCTGTTCTGTAAGTTCATTACAGACCATAGTGGTTGAATACTTTAGCCATTTCTGTGACTTCTCACAAAAGTATTTATGTGTAGCTTCATCTCTGAAGATAGGAAGTCTAGGTAGTTTTTGGATGGTGGTCATGTTTAATTAAAAATAAGTTGGTAAGTCTTTAGGGTTTGTTAGTTCTACTTTCTCCTCTACAGGTTTAGGTTTGGGTGTTTTAAGCCTAGCAAGATTACGATATTCGACACCTTGATAACCTTGAGGAAAAGCAGGGTTGCCATTGCAGTTACTCACACATTCTGCCCATCCTGGGGGTGGTGTGTCTAAATCTTCAAGAGTCCACATCATACGATCAGGATTTTTAGGATTAGGTTTTTTTAAACCATCTTTAAGAAGTTTAATTATGGATGCTTGATCAAAAATTCTTTCCATTATTCTTCTCCACTTGTTGCATCTAGGTTGATCCATTTGTTGGTATCTTCCTTATATTCCCAACAGCATTGATACTGATCGAGATATATATATCCGTTATAGGGATTATGAGGAAAGTGAATCTTCTCATCAAAACCATAAGCGTTCATCATTTTTGTACCTCCTGACAATATTCTTTTAACTGATTACCATATTTTTCGACAACAACCAATCTTACTGTTTCTGGGATGTTTACATAGTTGGCAATAGGGTTGAATATATTTTCAATAGTTTCAATAGCACCATACGCTTTACCATCTTCTTTTACCCAAGTTACGTTAACTAAAGGTTTTTCTGGATGCATACCACTTCCTTTGTTAAAAAAGAAACCAGCTTCCATTAGTTCTATTTCTACTTTCATGATTCAAAACCTCCTTTTGCTGTAAATACTCTTGATGCAGGATGATTATTTTTTGGCTCTTCTGTAAATTTAGATTCCTTTATCTCATATATATCCTTCCATCCCCCTGCTATTGCCTTTTCAAGAGCATTCTTTTTGCCTTGAGGTGGAAATGTTCGTAACTTCTTAAAAATCCTTTCAGAAACGCTTGTAGAACAAGTTGCCTTATTTCGATGTCTTATCGCCCACCATTCAACAATAAGATCAGCATATTCCTTTAGATCACCTGGAATCATGTTTACTGAGATTACTGAAGATGCAAAAGGATCTGATCCATCGCTAATTGCTTTTGGTTTTCTTTTTGCAGCAGTTTTCATCTTCTGCTTAAGGATCAAACGAATGTATTGTGGGATTTTTAATTCTTCTCCCTTTGTTTCATCCAAGAACTGATGAAGGTCAGGATCAAGCCAGATGCAAACCTTTGTCTTTTCCATTGATAATTATGTGTTTGTTACTGACAGTAGATGATACTTATTTATTTGTCAAGGAGAAATTATAAAAATTCTTTTCTATATCCTTATATGTATATATATATTATTATTATATATATAATATTATTATTATTAATTATATATATTTAATAAATATACTTACTTTTATATATATTCTTTTTCTTTTGCTTCTTTTCTTTTTCTTTAATTTGCCTTTAATGATATATTAATATGTCATATATATTTGCATTCATATCAATTATCTGATATATAATATAAACAGTTGCTGCTCCTTTGATAGAAATTTCATTGATGACTCTAAATGAAACGCAAATTTCAATTCAAAGATGTAAAGAGTTCCCATCGAGGATGTTTGGGGAGTCAACGTTCATTTCATGACGTAATTAACCCTTTCATAAGCAATTAGTCATCTAACACGGATGATGTCTGGTTTATTTTCAAAAATACCTCAAGGCTATCAGGTTTTACTTGATAGTCTTTTTATATTATGTTATATATATCTCATATCATTTATTATTTATGCCAAGAACTAAAAACGATTACGTCAGGTATATGTGTCAATTCGCTCCTGATCAGTATGAAGAGTTAAAAAAAAGAAGTGAATTAGGTATACCTATTGCTTATCATGTAAGGATGGCAGTTAAGGAATACCTGGAAAAGAAAGTTTAAAGTTTAGAATATTTACCTTTTTCTATTAACCAATCAAACTTATCGATAGCTTTCTCACAGGTTTGACATCTTAAATAACTCCAGGAAAGATGATAAACCTTTCCTAAAGCATTACATTCTGGACATTTAATTATTGCTCCAGAGTATCGTTTACATCTGGAGTAACGTGTAATAGGTACGAATTCAGTCATTTTTGATAAGGTGTTTTAGTTTCATATAAATCTTTATTATGATCCCACCAAAGATCAATAATATATTTTTGATCACCGAAAAAATAACCTCTATCTGATTCCCTACATTCTTCAATGTAAAACTCTATAAAAGGTTCATAATAATCAGGATTTAGATTATTATCTTTAGCTAGTTCTTTAGCAGCATCAGAACAATGCTCTTCAAACTTTTCATTGATATAAAGACCGTCATAAGTCTCTAAAGTTTGTTGTTCTAGTGGGTTGTCAATCATTTTCGTTAGCGAATTTTAGTGTTTGATTATTTTTTAAGGAAGTATTTAAGTCTATCTTCATATTTCTCTATCTTTTCCAATGTTTCATCATCTTCATTATTTTCATACTTAACACATAAATTCTCATACATATTTTTATTTCTATAAAACATCTTCTGACCTAAATTATATTTGATTTGATAATCGCTAATAAATTCTTTTTTATTATCTTCTTCCCAGCTCCTGATATCTTCTTCATTAATGACATCATCATACCAGGTGTAGAAAGTAGTTTTATGAACGTCAATAAACTCTTTCTGACATTGTTGAATCACTTGATTACGAGATTTTTTTTCTTTTATAAGTTCTTTAATTCTCTCGTAACAACTTTCTTTATTAGGATTTTCTCTAACCATTTTTTACTACCTTACTTTTTTTAAATAACCTGTCATATTTTCTAGATAGCATTTCTTCATTACTATTTTTTCTCATAACCTCGACAGATTTATCAAAAGGATTTTTATCTATTTGTTTTTGTAAGTTTGCAACTTCAATACAATGTTTTAATTGTTCTTTTTGGATTAATTCAATTGATAATTCATGTTTACCATCTTCATAATCTTCTTTTTCAATTAAATTGTTTGTTATTTGATAGGAATATATCCTATATATTTTTGTAGATTGTTCATCTTTTAACTTTTTAATTCTGTCTTTGTTATCCCAATGGATTTGAACAGCTTTATCATGTTCAGTTTTAATCCATTTTTGTTTTTTGGATTCATTACCAGATTGTGTTTCATTCATAATTAAATGATATAAGGTTATGTATGTATGATATCATATTAGTATACTAAATTCAAATTTTGCCTTTAAGATGTCACAGATTAAAAACTTCATTCATGATCACAACATCACCACTAATGATGAGCTTAAAAAACATTTAACCAGGATAAATAAACTTTCATCTAATGATAAAAATTTAAATATTCTGGTTAACTTACTTTTGATTAATTACTTAAGATCTAAGCATTAACTAGTTTTTTATTTCTCTTTATCTCTTTTAAAGCTTCACCAGCTTTACTTCCTTTTTCTTGTAACCCATGTAAGAGTAATGCAAAAGGTTTATTTCCAAAACATAAACTATCATCTTTATCTATCTTTAAACCTAGTTTTATTGCTTCATCTTCACTAAATACAACTTTTGAATATTTAGTAAAATAACCCTGATCAATTAAATAATCATATTTTCCACCATAGCTAGCCACCATATAAAAATTATTAGGTAATAAAACTTCCATAAAAAATTTAAGTGATTTACTATAACAATAAAATTTTATATCTTTATTCAATCGAGCTACATTAATCCAAGCTTTTAAATATAAAGGATGATAAAAATCACCAGATTCATGAATCCTAACCTTTAAAACATTCTTTCTATTACTTTGAATAGATCGATTAATTAATTCAGTTAATCCTTTTAAATCATTCTTTAAAACATAACTATTAATTAAATCAAAATTATATCTTCTACTTTTATAAACATTTGGATAACGTAATTCTTCACTTGCTGCAAAGCAAGTGAAGATAGTTTCATCACCTCTGTTTAATACTCTCTTATCATCTTTTAAAGTAACCCATGCTCGACAAAGCGAACTTCCTGGACAGGTTAAACCCGCTGGCAGGGATAATATTAAAGTATCTTTAGATAACTTTTTATTTCCCTTACTAAATTTAAGTAAGTTCATTTTTTTAATTAAATAAGTTTGAATTTAAAAAAGAAGTTTTTACACTTCTTTTATTTATTTTAACATATATTTGATATATTTAAATATCATTTATTTTATTTTTTTATATACATCCTTTAAATAATCCATGTATTTCTTTTGAGCTTCAAAAGCATAATATGCTATCAATATCTCATGATCGCTTAATTCTTCTTTAGCTCTCTTTAATGCATCTTTAACCATTTCCAGGTCTTTAGGATTATTAACTGCACTAAGTGCCAGTAACCCATGAATTAAATGAAGTACTTTTTTATTTGTTTTAATCATTTTTAAATTTCTCCTATGTTTTGTAATTTTGTGATTTCATTTAAAACTTCATCACATAATCTAATTTTTTTTTCATTTTCAATTTTTAATTCTTCACTAATATTATTTTCATGATATTTATTTTCATTGAATTTAATCATTCTCTCTTCACTTACTAAGTCTTCTAAGAATGCTAATAATTTTGGATTCATTGTTTTAATTAAATAAAGTGTTTACGGCCTTTAACCCTATTGGCCTTTAACGGCCTTTAAGATTTCCAGGATATTTGAAACTAAAATAGTTTCATAAAAGGATATTAATAATATCCCTTTAAGTAACTATTATTATTTTTTTTATTCTTGATACATTTTATAAACTGATACTTTTACTTTCATAAATTTTTTCAAAACTGTTTCTTTCTTCTAAAGTTTCTTTTATTCCTTTTAGTCCTATTGGTGTATCTTCCAATAATTGAAGATATTCATGAACTATTTCAAATAAATAATCCGTATCTTTTTCACATTCTTGCATAATTTGATTAGCTATATTATTTGTATTACTAGCCCATCCATTATATAAATTAAATATCTCCCCATTACACCACTTATATAATTCTTTCTCTATTGGTTCTAATTCTTTATTTTCATAAATACTTCTATCTAATCCAACTGTAAATAATCCATTATTTAAAATTTCTAAATATCCTCCCTTTTTATATATTCTTATTGTTTTAGTATCTTCAAATAACATTTCTTGAGCTACTCCCCATTTATCAGAAATTGTTTCTGTTAAATCTTTTTTCTCAATCTCGAAAAAATTTTCTTTCCATTCTTGAAAAGATACATAAATGTTTTTAGTTTCCATTGTTTTAATTAAAATAAGTTTTTAGTTACGTTTTTAGAAATTACATAATCATATAATTCTTTTAATGCATCATCTATGTCATCTTCATTAGTTCCCATATATTCAAAATCACTAACTAAAATGTAGTGATCTCCATTCTCTAGAATTTCATACCAACTTCCAAACGTAAAAACTCTTACATACTTTGTTTTTCCATCGCTTGTATCTTGACTATAAATAATACATTCAATTGGAACTTCCATAGATTCCAATAAATCATAATTTTCTTTTATAAATGGAACATCATAATAATGATTCTTCCATTGTTTAAAATTTGGCTTGTTCATTTGTTTAATTAAATAATTTTGAATAAAAAAAACTAACTCAATTAAGAGTTAGTTATAGGATGGTTAATTTCTTCTTTTTTCAATAAGTCTTCTTCTTGTATAGAAAATAATTTATTGAATAAAGTATCATAAAATTCTTTTTTCTTACTTCTTCCATTTACTATGAAATCTGTAGAAGAATTTACAGCAAGAAGAATAGTATTATATTCTTCAAAGTTTAGAAATTTTTTCATAACTATATTTGATTAATTAAGGTTTGTACTTGATTTGTTCTTTCTTCTAATCTTGTTTTTAAAGTGTTCGTAATTGTTAATCCTTGCCATGCAAGAATAAAAAAACAAATTAGCATTAGTGATGTTCTCATGAGTTTTAATTAAATGAGGTTTGGATAATTTTTTTATTCTTAGTTTTATTATTTCTAAGAATGTATTTTCTCTTAGTTAATTAGTTATCAAAAGGATAGATAATAATTAGAGTTAGAGAAAATTTAAGAAGTACTATTGTAAGTATTTCCTATTACTATATTAACATAAACTTATGTTAATTACTAGCAATATGAATAAAATTATGTTATTATAAATATAGTTAAACAATTAATTAAAAATGAAATTTCAAGTAATTTTCAAAAATGACAAATCTGTTATTGGTACATATTCAACAAGAAAGAGAGCAAGAAATAAAGCTGATAAATTAGATTTAGAATATGGAGCTTATGCTTATACTGTCCAAGCTATTGAGGTTTAGTAATGAATAAAGAATTTCAAAAATGGTTGCTAGCTATGCCCAAGGGATATGAATTAGTAGCAACTAAGAATGGTGAATACTATGGAGAAAAACAATTGAAATTATTTATCAAGAAAATTTAATTTCAACTTCTGCTATGGGTAGGGGCTAGGTAGTAAAAAATATTTTATCTACCTGGGTATACGGGTAACCTAAATATATTCTGTAAATCTTTATTGCTTTGGTTCTATGCGAATTGCAAGTTCTGGGGCTTGAATGTTTACTGTTTCTACAGATTCACCTACGACTTTACCTAGGCTATCTAGGATTTGTGCTGCTGTTTGAAGTTGACCTTTTGCTATGGCCTTGTTGAAAAGACGCATACGCATTGCTTGAAGGCGAGGAATCATTTTATCTCTTTCTTTGAGCCAATCTTGATCATTCCATTCTTTAACTTTTTTCCAGTCAGCCCAGCCTGTGGGTTCTGAGATGTTTTCTCTTTTAGAATGTTCTATTACTAGTTGTCTGGTTGTTTTGCCTTCTAGTTGACGAGAGTATAGACGTTGGCAACGAGCTTCTATGACTGCTCTTGAGTTAGAACCTCCTGTGTATTTTTGAACACGAGGTTTACGTTGAGGAGCTGGAAGATCGTAATTTAGGTTGTTAATGAAAGATTCAGCCACGGACTTTGTCTTTGAGGGGGTTAATAATCGAATAATAACCTAAAAAAGTGATAATAGGCTATAAAGGGGGGGTAAGATTGTAAAAAAAGGAATTTATGAGCTTGAATGAGGTAAGTTTACGATATGCACAGGGGGAGGTGTTTAATAGTGATAAAAGATTTAGGTTATTGGTGGCTGGGCGAAGGTTTGGGAAGTCATATTTATCCTGTATCGAGCTACTTAGGGGAGCCATTAGTAGACCTGGAGAGGTTTATTTCTATTGTGCTCCTACTTATAGGATGGCAAAGGATATTGCGTGGAAGGAACTGAAGAGGTTAACTCCTAAGACTTGGATTCAGGCTAAGAATGAGACAGATTTAAGGTTGGATTTGATAAATGGGTCGAGTATTGAGTTAAAGGGTACTGAGAATGCGATGGCATTGAGGGGTAGAAGTTTAGCTGGTGTTGTATTGGATGAAGCAGCGTTTATGGAAAGGGATGTGTGGGCAGAGGTTATTAGACCTGCATTGGCCGATAAACAGGGTTGGGCGTTGTTTATTAGTACACCTGATGGTACTGCCAGTTGGTTTTATGATATGTGGTGCTTTTGTGGTGAACAGGAGTGGGATGATTGGGCTAGATGGAGCTTTACTACGATAGAGGGGGGTAATGTTAAGGAAGAGGAAGTGGAGGCTGCTAAGAGCCAGTTAGACCCACGCACGTTCAGACAGGAATTTGAAGCTAGTTTTGAGAATCTTACTGGTCTGGTCGCTGTTAGCTTTAATGATGAGAATATTGATAAGGAAGTAGCTGATTTACATATGCTGCCACTGTTGTTGGGCTTGGACTTTAACGTAGATCCTATGGCTGGAATCTGTGCTGTGAAGCATAATAATACACTATATGTCTTTGATGAAATCATGCTGACAGGAGGTGCTACCACTTGGGATTTTGCAGAGGAAGTAGTAAGAAGATATGGGGTGGAGCGAAGAGTTATTGCTTGTCCTGACCCTACTGGTAGTGCAAGAAAAACAAGTGGAGTTGGAGTTACTGATCATAATATCCTTAGACGTAGTGGTTTTACTGTTATGAGTCCTAAAAGTCCCTGGAAGATAAGAGATAAGATAACTGCTGTTAATACTGCTCTGTATGATGCGAATGGAGAAAGAAGAACATTAATCCATCCTAGATGTAAAGAATTGATAAAAGCACTTAGAACTCTTACATATGCACCGAATACTGGACTTCCTAATAAAAACTTAGGTGTGGATCACGCTTTTGATGCTTTTGGTTATCTTTGTTTACAGCAGTTTAATTTGGTAAAACCAGAGACATTAGGTCAGACTGCGTTTAGAATATATTAAGAACTACCTAATTCTTACTATGCCTTATCATACTGGGATGAAAAAGAAGAAAA